CGGTGATGCACGATATGTACCTCTTAATAAGGTAGCACTTAAAGCTATTAACAAGTTAGGCGGTCGTGTAAAAGATCACTACAGCCACCGTAAGTTTTACTCAGCGTGGGCTGACTGTAAGTATGCAGTTGCAAAAAACGATAAAGACTTTGTGTTCCATGTGACTAGACATACTTGTGCTACAAGAATGGCTAACGACCTTAACGCACACACTTTATTAATAGGTAAACTTTTAGGTCACAGGTCACAGGCAACTACTGCAAAGTATGTAAAAGGCAAAACTGAATCGTTAAAAGAAATAGCTGATTTGATGGGTCAATATGCATAAGAAAATAGTGATACCCCAAGTAGCAATCGATATGTGGCAAGAACGCTACATGAAAAAGTATAAAGCAAAAGAAATGCCAATGTTTGATGAGGATGAGCATTGGCTTAAATCAATTAAAGGAGACGATTATGAGAATATCAAATGCAAGAAAAGGCTGTAGAGTATATCTATCGCAAAATGAGTTAAATGTACTACACTCTATTTTAGGTTTTGTAAAAAGTGTAGATACAAATGAGTCAAGTATTTATGGTACATATGAAAAGGTTAAAGTTTTTTTAGACAATCTCGATGCTAACGAAAAACAGGTAAATGCCTTAAATCGTATGTGTAAAGTTTTAGAAATATTTAAAGGTGGCAATATGTCAAAAGGTAGTGGTAGAAGACCTCAGCAAATTGATGATGAGGAAATGTTTAATAATTGGAAAAGAATATTTAACAAGACTGAAGATAAGCCTGTACCTAACGGCTCTACTCATGTCTTTACATCATTATGTGGTACTGACGAATATAGAGCCTGTGTTTATCCTGACAAATATGATGATACAAACGATCAGTGGATTATGAGATGTGATGTTGAGCATCGTATGGACTACTCTGGTGAGTATACTTCTGAGCTATCAGAGTTAATTGCATCAGGCGTTTTAAAACATAAGGAGCAGGTTTTTGAGCCTCAAGAGGTTGCTGAAGATGTTATAGAAAACATTAAAGCATGGGCTGAATCCTTTGGTTGTAATTACCCAACTTGTAAACAGTAGGAGATACTAATGTGGATAGATCCAAAAATACCCCCCTTAGAACTATCAGTCTCTGCTCTGGATACGGTGGAGCAGAAATTGGTATCGAGCTTGCAGGACAGCCAATCACACCCATCCTTATTTGTGAGATCGAAAGCTATCCCCTTGCAGTCGCATCTACGAAAATGCAAAAAGGACAAATTCCATCTTGCCCTATGTTCACAGATCTCACCAAACTTTGTGGTAAACCCTATGAGGGACACACTGATCTCCTTACAGCAGGCTTTCCCTGTCAACCTTTTTCGGTGGCAGGAAAGAAAGAAGGAGTCAAAGACCCCAGACATATTTTTCCAGACATCCTTAGAATTATCGAAGAGTGCAAACCAGAAAGAGTCTTTTTTGAAAATGTCATCGGAATCATATCGACCAAAACAGCAATGGGTGAATCAGTATTGCTTCATGTCCTACGACAATTGGAACAAAGAGGTTACACATGTTCGTGGGGAATATTCTCGGCAGAACAAGTTGGTGCAAGACATCAGAGAAAAAGAGTCTACATCCTCGGAAAGAGGTCAGAAGGTTTCTAGTTGGGCTACACCAAATACCATGGACTACCTTCCTCCAAAGTCCGTTGAAGCAATCAGAAAACAACAAGAGGGTCATCGCAAAGGCAGGACAAGACCTTCAAATTTAAGAGAGCAGGTAGATGCTAAAACTATGTCAATGTACCCTACACCAAGAACAAGCGATGGTGAAGGCGGTCGTGTTAAAACGATAAAAGTAGATGGGACCTGGCGAAGTGTAAGAAAAAAGAGTAATCAATTGTTTGGTGCAAAGTTAAGAGATGCAATTGAGACTGAAGCACAAGAAGCATTACCAGAAGAGTTTGATAATTATAACTACAGATTAAATCCTGATTGGGTTGAGAAACTTATGGGATTACCTCGTGGTTACACATCGCTAGATTGGGACGGTAAAGCGTTTGTAGGGTCTTGGGAAGATGACAGTTGGGAAGAAGTTCCAAGAGTAATACCTGCGGACGAATCGGAAAACAGGATTGATCGCATAAGAATGTTAGGGAATGGGATCTGTCCACAAACTGCTGCCTTAGCGTGGCGAACATTAAATAATAAACTAGGAGAATAGTATGACTTTTGAAATATTTAACCCAAAAACAGCCGTTGTCGAAAAGGCAATAGAAAATGAAACAGTGTTTGGCGAAGCAATCAACCTGCAAGATAATTTCACAACACCGCATTTAGAAAAATTAAAAGACCGTGAACAACATCCAAACCACGGTATTCGTGGTCAGTATCGAAGAATGTATGACATAGCATTTGATCAAAAGATGGCGTGGCTAAAACAACATATTGTTCAATATTCAATGGAGCGTATACCTCCAGAAGTCAAAGATAAGATAGCAAAAGAGGTTGGTGAATACTTTCTTAATAGCTCTATCAATTACTTAATTAGAGTTTCTAAAGATATAGACTAATAATTGTGTCCACCCATTGAGATAAAGGCTAAGGAGAACATATGAATAAGCTTTGTGCTACTGACATTGATGAAAGACAAAGAGAGTTCAATGCTATTGATAAAGGAAGAGAAAGATTCTTTGACCGTGACGGTAAAGTCTCTCTTATGTCAATCAAGAATATACCCCACGGTATAATAAAAAATGCTTTACCTAATGTTATTAAATTGCTCCATGAGAACCTTGGCGACTCATCATCTAAGGATGTGGGTCGTCCGTTTTCGTGGAAGAAAGACTTAATGTCTGTTGATATAGACTTGATTGCATACTTAGGTATGGCAACCTGTATGGATGGCGTGGGTCTAAATAAATCTTTGACTTGGACACTTACGAAAATAGGAAAAAGAATAGAGCTTGAGATATGGGCTAAGGAGCTTCGTGAGTTTAATAAAAAGCTTTACGATAGAGTTGAATCTAAAGTTACAAGTGATCACTCATCAGAACGGTATAGACTGAAGGCGGCAAAAGCTATTGCAAGGAAAGCAGGCTTTGAGCGTGAGCCTTGGAGTGATGAGCGTAGAGTGAAATCAGCATCACCTGTTCTAAATGCAATATTAGAAGTGAGCGGATGTTTTGAGGTTTGGTCTATTGTTAAAAATGGTAAGACAAAAAGATACATTGGTCTTACAGGCAAGGCTAGTCAGTTAATAGCAGAACTACAGTTACAGGAATCTTGGTTACAACCTGTTTACTCACCAATGGTAGTTCCACCAAGAGAGTGGGAGACCATGGATACAGGTTCATATTTAGATGATGCTGTAAGAGCACAGGTTGACTTAATAAGGTTTGGCACACCATATCAAAAGAGAGCTTTAAAAAATAAAAATCTAAAAGATGTACCATACATACAAGCACTGAATCATATACAAAAAACAAAGTTTGTAATTAATGAAGTTGTCTACGAGGCTGTTAAGCACTGTTGGCAAAACGACATTGAGATAGCAAACTTTCCCAGAAGAAAATATGTTGAAAGACCAGAGTTTCCAGACAATTGGGAGTTCTTAGATCCCAAAGATAAAAAACTTTGGCGTATATCCGCAAGAGATGTTGTTGTTAGAAACAGGCAAATCGATGGTGATAGAGCGGTGATGTTACAAGACCTTACAACAGCAGAAGAGATGTTACAGTTTGATGGTTTTTATTTACCACATAACTTTGACTTTCGTGGTCGTGTATATCCTATACCAAGTTTTAATCACCACAGAATATCTCATGTAAAAGCTATGTTTAAATTTGCTAACAAGGACCTGGTGGACGAAAGAGCATTTGATTGGCTATGTATACACACAGCTAATGTAGGCGACTTTAATAAAATATCTAAAGAAAGTTTTGATACAAGGATGTTGTGGGTCGAGATAAACAAAGAGGCTATATACAATGTCTACAAGGATTGGAAAAAAGAAATAGACTATTGGACTCAGGCTGATAAACCTTTTGAGTTTTTGGCGGCATGTTTTGAACTTGGTGCATATTGGGATGCTCAGGATAAAGGAGAAGATTTTTATTCTGGTTTACCAATTGCATTAGACGGTACTAACTCAGGCATACAGCATTTTAGTGCTCTAGCAAAACATATTGATGATGCCTTTTTAGTAAACCTTGTGCCTACTGAAAAACCACAAGATATTTACCAAAGAGTTGCTGATGAAGTTATTAAACAAATTAAAGATGATCCATGTGCTGAGGCTGACTTGTGGTTACAAAACGGAATCACCAGAAAAACTGTTAAAAGAAATGTCATGACTTATGGTTATAGCAGTAAGCAATATGGATTCTTTGAACAAATCAGAGAGGATTTGATGAACCCTCTAACTGATGATGTGCTTACAGGCAAACTTAGTGAGCATCCATTTGGTGAAGACCATGGTTATGATTGTGCTAAGTATTTATCAAGACATTCTTGGGAAGCTGTAAACAAAGTTATATCGTCAGCACAACAAGGTATGAACTTTTTTCAAAACCTCTGTGGTGCATTGGCACACGAAGGTAAACATATGAATTGGTTTACTCCTGTAGGGTTTCCTGCAAGTCAGTATTATCCATCAAACAATTATAAAAAATTAAAAATATATTTATATGATCGTGAAGCTAAGATTCCAACAAGGACTCAGGTAACTTTACGATCACCAGATTACAACAGAGTTGATAAGCGTAAATCAAAGACAGCGATTTCACCTAATGTTATACACTCATTAGATTCGTCACATCTTTTATTAACGGTTTTAAACTGTGTTGCAAATGATGAAGCTATGCCTTTCTTTTTGATACACGATAGTTTCGGTACAACTGCTGCCAAAACTGAATTAATGTTTCATGTGATAAGAGATAGTTTTATCCAGATGTATTCCAAAGAAAGTTGGTATAGTAATTTGAGAGAACAGGTTATTAAACAACTTGATAACAGTAAGCGAGTACCAGAATTACCTAAGCAAGGAGAGCTTAACCTAAATGATGTTGCAGTAAGTGATTACTGTTTTAGTTAAAGGATTTTATTATGTCACACCCAAGAGAAAGGGTGTTGGGGGTAGCACTTTACTATAAAAGTAAGGGAGAAAATGTTCCGCTCGATGTACTAGCTGAGATGGAAAGTTATGGTTTGATGTTGTCTGATTTTATTGTAGATAACAAATTACCAATAGAGCAAAAATTAGTAACTGAAGAAAATGAAAAGGAGACATTATATGTTGAATGAAAAGAAAAGTTTTACAACCTGTACAGGTACTGCAAGGTATCCTTGGTTGAAAGAACCTGATACGGCATTTGGTCAGGAAGTTTATAAATGCCAACTTATTTTAAACAAAGAAGAAGCAGAGCCACTGTTAAAAGAAATAATGGAAATGCAACAACAGTTTGGTGCTAAAGCAGATAAAGCTATGTTGCCTGTTGCTATCGATGAAGAGACAGGTGATTATATCTTTAAATGTAAATCACAATACCAACCTAAGTTTTGGGACAGCCAAGGTAATCCTGTATTGCCTGCAAGACTTCCAGACATATGGGGCGGTAGTAGGCTGAAGCTTGGTGGATGGATAGCTCCGTGGACTAAGCATAGTAAAGTAGGGATTACATTACAGCTTATGAAAGTAATGATTGTTGAAGCTAAAGGTCCATCACAAGATGGTGGCAATCAGGAATCAGGTTTTGACAAAGAAGAAGGTGGGTTTATACTAGATGAAAGTAATGATACTTTCGAGGATGAGTCCACTGATGCACCGTCATACTTATAATAGGTCAGCTTACCTTAAAGGCTACAGGTCTGGTTTAGAAAATAAAGTTGCAAAACAAATCGCAACTCAAGGCTTGCCATTAATTTATGAACAAGAAAAGATTGATTACATTGTTCCTGAACGGAAAGCTAAATATACGCCAGACTTTAAAATCGTGTTAAGAGACGGAACATGGTTTTATGTTGAAACAAAAGGTATATTCACTGTTGCCGATAGACAGAAACATATTCTAATTCGTGAGCAACATCCTGAAATAGATATACGATTTGTTTTTTCAAATAGTAATACAAAGCTCTATAAGAAAAGTCCAACAAGCTATGCAAATTGGTGTGATAAACATGGATTTGTTTTTGCGGACAAACTTATACCAGAGCAATGGTTTGTAGTTAGACCGTCTCCCACGCTAACTACAGAAAAGGCATAATACCCCTCACTTGTTATGCCCTGAGAGCAAGCGACAGACATATCTCAATATTACTCCTAGTTGGTTTGTCGCTTGTATCTCTAAATGTAAAATCAAATAATTGGAGACAACCTCATGGCAGAACAAACATCAACATTTTTATATCACGAGCCTTGTGAAAACTGTGGCTCATCAGATGCAAAAGCAGTTTACGATAACGGTACTGCATTTTGCTTTTCTTGCGATCATAACTTTCCTAATGTAGAGACAACAAAAAAACAAATACAAAAAACATTACCATCTACATTAAAGTCAGGAAAATATTTAAGCGTACCAAGTCGTAACTTGTCTGTAGAAACCTGTCAAAAGTTTGGCTATACAACTATGTCAGGAGAACAAGGTTGGATTGCTAACTACAGAAACACAGATGGTTTGATCGTTGCACAGAAACTACGAACGCCTGATAAAAGTTTTACTGTAAAAGGTGACGGTAAGAATTTAACTTTCTTTGGTCAACACTTATGGAACAAAGGAAACAAACTTGTGATTACTGAAGGCGAAATAGATGCCATGTCAGTTAGTCAAATACAAAACCATAAGTGGGCTGTCGTGTCATTACCACAAGGGGCGGCAGGTGCAAAAAGATCTATAAAAAACAATTGGGATTACCTGCAAAACTTTCAAGAAATAATTTTAATGTTTGACATGGACAAGGCAGGACAAACTGCTGCCAAAGAAGTTGCGGAGTTATTACCGTTAGGTAAAGCAAAGATTGCAAGGCTTCCATTGAAAGATGCGAACGAATGTTTATGCAATGGAAAAACAAAAGAAGTTATTGATGCTATATGGCAAGCAAGAGAGTATCGACCAGATGGTATTGTGTCAGCAACAGATTTGCGAAGTGAGATAACTAAAGTTGATGAGGTTTCGTCAATTACTTATCCATATGAAATGATTAATAGTGTTACGAGAGGGTTGCGTAGAGGAGAGCTTGTTACTATCACTTCTGGTAGTGGTATGGGTAAAACAACATTTTGCTCAGAGCTTGCTTTACATCTACACAAGTCTGGAGAGCGACTTGGGATGATAATGCTCGAAGAAAGTAATAAGAAAACTTTACGCAACCTAATCGGTATACATACCAATACTAATTTAACTGTTAACCAAGATGCTCTATCAAAAGAGCAGGTAGAGGAAGCCTTTGATGAATTGTTTATGGAAGAAAATCAAATCTATCTTTATGATCACTTTGGATCAACTGATATTGATACTATATGTAATCGCATTATGTACCTTAATCGTGTACTTGATGTCAATTGGGTCATACTTGATCACATATCCATAATGATATCAGGGCTTGTTACTAACGATGAGCGAAAGCTAATTGATATGGCAATGACTAAGCTAAGAACATTAGTACAAGAAACAGGTATTGGTTTGATATTGGTTTCACACTTACGAAGACCAGAAGGCAACAAGGGTCATGAAGATGGTGTTGCACCAAAGTTAAATGCATTACGAGGGAGTCATGCAATTGCACAATTGTCTGACATATGCATAGGCTTAGGTGTAGACCCAGAAAACCCAAACAGTAATGTTAGACAACTATCGATATTAAAAAATAGATTTACAGGTCAAACAGGGTTTGCAGGTAACATTGTTTACAACGCAGATACAGGAAGACTGTTAGATCAACAGGCAATATTTTAAAAAGGGAGACAGAGATGAGATTTGTATTTGACATAGAAACTGATGGGTTACTCAATGAGGCAACAAAGATACATTGCATTGAGATGGTAGACATCGATACAGGCAAGTGTTTTAGCTTTACACCTGAAACTATTGAAGATGGTTTAAAACTACTTGCACAAGCAGATGAAATAGTAGGTCATAACATCATATGTTTTGATATACCTGTTATAAACAAACTATATCCTAATTGGTCTACCAAAGTACAAAAGGTTACTGATACATTAGTTTTATCTCAGTTGTTAAAAGGTGATATTAAAAACGAAGACTTTGATAATTCACATACAAGTGATCTACCTAAAAGACTGTATGGCAGTCACTCTCTAAAATCCTGGGGGTATAGACTCAAGTGTCACAAAGAGGAAATAGAAACTGATTGGTCAGAGTGGACTAAAGAGATGCAACAGTATTGCTATCAAGATGTGCAAGTAAATTTAAGACTATACAAAATGTTTTATATAACTATTGTTGACACTTCATGGTCTCTCGAATCAATACGATTAGAGCATGAGGCAGCCATTTTATGTAATCGCATTGGTAATAACGGATGGACATTCGATACTAAAAAAGCTAGTGAACTTTACGGTGAACTTGCAAGAGAAAGATCAGAGTTAGAAACAGAATTACAAACACTCTTTGAGCCTTGGACTATATCAGAAATATTTATACCTAAAGTTAACAACAAGAAATTAGGTTATGTTAAAGGTGAGCCGTTTGAAAAGAAAAAGGTCGTTGAGTTCAACCCACAGTCACGAAGGCATATAGAAAAATGTTTAAGAGATAAGTATGGTTGGAAGCCAAAGAAAATGACAGCAGGCGGTCATGCACAAATAGATGAAGTTGTTCTTGGTCAACTACATTATCCAGAAGCAAAAAAACTTGCACGAATGTTTTTAATTAATAAACGACTTGGACAGTTAGCCGAAGGTAAACAAGCGTGGCTAAAACTTGTAGACAATAAAAATATTATTCGACATCAGATCGTTCCATGTGGAACTGTTACAGGCAGGGCGGCACATAGAAATCCAAACTTAGGTCAAGTACCAAGAGCTACAGCACCGTATGGTAAAAGATGTCGTGAGTTGTTTACTGTGCCAAAAGGATGGAAACTTTTAGGATCAGATTTGTCGGGCATCGAGTTAAGGATGCTTGCACATTATCTATCTTTTAATGATGATGGTGAGTATGCAAAACAAATTTTAGATGGTGATATACATACTTATAATCAGAAGGCGGCAGGTTTAGAAACAAGGGACCAGGCGAAGACTATGATATACGCCCTTTGCTATGGAGCAAGCGACAAAAAGATGGGTGAGATTATTGGTGGTAATGCTAAAGATGGTAAAGCATTAAAACAAAAGTTTTATCAAGATGTACCTGCTTTTAGTGAATTGCTTCGTGGTGTTAGTTCAGCAGTTAGTCGAGGTTATCTAAAAAGTTTAGACGGTCGTAGAGTTAAGATTAGATCAGCACATAGTGCATTAAATACTTTACTACAGTCGGCGGCAGGAATAATAAGTAAGAAGTGGATTTGTTTAATACAGGAAGAAATAATTAGAAAAGGACTTCAGGGCGAATGTTATATGATGGCTTGGGTTCATGACGAAATACAAATAGCATGTAAAACACAAGAGGTAGCAGAACATGTCGGTAGAATCACTAGAAGAATGGCGAAAAAAGTTGGCGAAGCGTATGATTGCAGAATCGCAATCGACTCAGAGTACTCAATTGGAAAAACATGGGCAGACTCGCACTGATCAAGAGCTAAGAGAGTTAGCTATAGAAGTCATCGGAAGAAGAATCAAAGAAGTTTTAGACTATGCATGGCAAGGGACATTTACAACTAAAAGCGATTTTGCCAGAAGTCACGCTGATTGGATTGCGTTGAGTGCATCGTTAGATTTAATTACTGTCATGACTAGCGAGACTACATGGACAAGGAATTGGATGATTACAGAAAAAGGATTAATAGCGTTAGAAGAAATAACCGTTATATTAGGAGAGCAGAATGAACCTCACTGAAATATTACCAGATGGTCGTATGACAATGCTCATCGATGCAGACATTTATTTGTATCGTGCATGTAGTGCAACCGAAATGGAAACCTATTGGGGAGATGATATATGGTCGCTAACTACTGACCTGAAAGAATCTAAAGATTACTTTATCAAAACCATAGAAGGCTTCCAGAAAGAATTAAACATTAAAGATTATATTCTTTGTTTATCATCAATAAATAATTTTAGAAAAGAAGTGTTACCTACTTATAAAAGTAATCGTAAGGCAACAAGAAAGCCTGTTGGTTATCGTGCTCTTGTTGAGTGGGCAAAGGTTGAGTTCCCATATGTAATGCTACCAACATTAGAAGCAGATGATGTTATGGGCATACTTGCGACTACTCCTAACAAAGAAACTTATATTGTTTCTGATGATAAAGATATGATGACAATACCGTGCAACTTATTTCAGCCAACAAAGTTAATCAAAGAAAAGATAAGCGAAGCTGAAGCGTACAGGTGGTTCTTACGACAAACTTTAACAGGCGACCCTGTTGATGGTTACTCTGGTATAAAAGGTATTGGTCCTAAGAAAGCTGATGACATTGTAGCTAAGAGTAGTACATGGAGAGCAGTAGAGGCTGAGTATTTAAAGCGTGGATATACTCAGGATGAGTGCTTACAACAAGCTCGTTGTGCAAGGATATGTCGTTACAGTGAATATGATTTAGAAAACGAAACATTAAAGTTATGGAGTCCTAGTCATGACGGATGAAATAAATAAACCAGACCATTATGCTAACAACATGATAGAGCCTGCTGATTTTATAATGTATAACAACCTATCCTTTTGGAAAGGAAACATTATTAAGTATGTTGTGAGAGCAGGCATAAAACAGTCACACCCAACAATTATTGAGAGCGAAATTAACGACCTGAAAAAGGTTATCCGCTACGCAGAGATGCGTATAAACCAACTAGAAGGAAATGCACCAAGCCATGTTAAAGGAAAATAAACTACCGACTGATTACCAACAATTTATAGCAACATCTAGATACTGTAGATGGCTACCCGAACAAGGACGAAGAGAAACTTGGGCTGAAACTGTTGACCGTTATGTTGAAAACATTTTAGGCAGAGTTGATTTAACAAAAGAAGAATTAGAAGAATGTAGAGAGGCGATATTAAACTTAGAAGTTATGCCCTCGATGAGAGCGTTGATGACAGCAGGCAAGGCTGCCGATCGTGATAACACAAGTATTTATAACTGTAGCTATTTAGCTGTAGATAGTGTTCGTGCTTTTGATGAAGCAATGTTTATTCTCTTATGTGGTACAGGTGTTGGTTTTAGTGTTGAAGAAAAATATACAAACAAGTTACCTTTTGTTCCAAGTGAGTTTCGTCACAACGGTGATGTAATTGTTGTTCCTGATTCTAAAGAAGGATGGGCTAGATCTTTTCGTAAGTTGATAGCGTTACTGTATACAGGAGATATACCTACATGGGATGTAAGTAAAGTAAGACCATCAGGTGCTAGGCTATCTACCTTTGGTGGTCGTGCATCAGGTAGTGGACCTTTAGAACAGTTGTTTACTTATACTGTAGATACTTTCCGTGATGCATCAGGCAGACAATTGTCACCATTTGAATGTCACTCTATCTTATGTAAGGTAGGTGAGATAGTAGTAGTCGGTGGTGTTCGTAGGTCAGCAATGATTAGCTTATCTAATTTATCTGATATAAGAATGCGTCATGCTAAGTCAGGTGAGTTTTGGAAAACTGCACCACACATGAGCATGGCTAATAATAGTGTTGTT